CTTTTCCTAGATTTCCGGGCGCTCTACCGACTAGAGTGGGTTGTTCTCTAGCCGGGACATGTAATTATGTAAACATGAATTTATGCATGGCTGTTGGCGTACTTAACACGTTTAATACGATGCTTGGGTTAACGAATCGATGTTTCGTACGAGCTGCAACTCAGCACACAAGTTGTACGTTACCGTTGCTGTTACTCCGTACTCAAGAATGTTGGTGCCAGTAACGGCTCCTTCGAGAGTAGCGTAGAAGTAGAAATCGCCGGACCGGATGGTCGCATAACATGTGAAACCATCGTCAAGAGCGATGGTCACGTCGTCATTGTAGCGTAACAGATTGTTGACAGTACAATTCGTCCAAGTCGCGTTGACTTGTTGACTAGCCGTAATCTGGAATATGACTTTGTAAATGTCGCCTTCCGTGATCCCAGTGGGGTCCGTACTAGTGGCATTCGCAATAGTCTTTCCGGTGTTAGTTGTGCTAGGAATGAAATTGTTGCCGGCTGTTTTAGCCACAGCGTTTTCTGTGAAACAGATGAACGATGATTGTGCGCGAGCAATTGGCAGTGTTCCAGCTCGTGGATTAACTGCTAATTCCTTGAATGAGATGTCGTAATCGATAAGTAAATAGCCAGGCGAGTTGGCTGCGTTAGTCTTAGAGAAGAAAAACAGACTACCAGCCCTATCTTCATTGATGTCAGACTGATTACCGTACAAAGTGGTTTTCCAATCCGCTGTCGGTTTGATCAGAGCTGTGTGGTTAGTCCACTGGGGACCGATCACAGTGTTAGGGTCTGATAGGATGTAGGGTAAGAATGATGAATTGGAATAATCCACCATCGGTGAGAGTGCGTCGCGTTCGTAGTAAAACACTACGTCGCCAGCTTGCGATGTTGGAGAACTAGTGATGTAGTGGACCGTGATTGAATTCACTTTGAATTTACTGAACATTTGGCAGTAATTGCGGAGTACGCTGCTTGGTAGCGCGCAGGGAGTAATCGGCATTCCGCCAATCAATTCCCAACCGACAATCGCTGAACCTGTAGCAGATAACGCAAAAGCGAAATCGCGACCAACAACACGAGCACCATTCGTTGTTTGAGTGATGCGCGGTCTAGTTCCTCGAACCGAGTTTCCAAATGACACTGGCGCAGAGTTAATCTGCGACACTGGTCCGAAGCTCGCTGGGCGGCTAAGCCCTCGTCCTTTCTTTTGGTTCTTCGTCTTAGGCATTCGAGCCATATTCGAGTGTTATTTATTGAAATTATGTTTGTTTGATTTATTTTACGCCAGCCAACCTCCATTATGCAGGCAGAATTGCGTTTCTCTTCTTTTTCTTTTTCTTTTTAGGCTTTGCAGCGTTGAGATTAAGCTGTCGCTTATGGTAAATCCCTGGCTGGCCTTGGGACGCGAGAGCTGCGTCATGCAGGGCTATGTGGTTATTAAATCTATCGGCTTGTCCGGAAACGAGACGTTGATTCTTTTCTGCTTTGGTCTCAACTGGGGCCGGGGTCACTTTGACTTTATCCCGGATATATTCAGCGCCATGTTTAATGGCCTTTACTACTTTCCCTAGAGTCTGCGCCGCTTCACCGGGCGTCACTTTTACTTTACCCTTAGCCTGGCTTTCGCCATTGGATCCGGGGACGTAAGCCCTATTCGGTGCGTTAGTCTCATAGAGACGGTTCAAGTCCTGTTTTTCAGTTTTGAGGTAAGTACCATTCAGTCTAGAATTCATTTCTACTATGTTCTTGCCGCCTTGATAAATCAGGCCGCCTAATCCGAACCTCGCGAAGTTCTGAGCTGTGCTAGCTGCTTTCCGTTTAGTGTAGTTTCCGTAAAGGACTAACTTCCCAGCAATTCGGGGGTCCTCTTTCATCTGGGCCCCGTACTTGGGATCTAACTTCATAGCTTTCTCATAAAAGATCTGGTCAGCTGCTTCACGATGCGCGTCGTCCTTGTAATGGGCATACGCTGTGTCGTGATAGTATGCTAACTCATCTAACTCATTCATCACTGGTGCGGATCCGAACTCTACGCTCGATTGATTTTTACCATCGCTCCAATTCTGCCCCGTGTAGTTTCCAGAGGCATACCATGGTCTGGTTGGGTCCTCGCCTGGTATTCCTAAGTACTGTTCGGGGGGGTTTGTGGGTTCGTTCATTTTCGTTGTTTAATTTTTATTTACGCCACCACCACCACCGACCCTGTCACGGACAGGGGAACCTTTTAACGACTTGCTCAGGTCGCGGGTCCGTTTAGCACCAGTCAGCGTGCTCGTAACCATACTGTTTTGCTAACAGCAGGTTGCGGCTCACCAACCGATTCTTCGCGAACTCGCACGGATACTTCTCATGCAATGCGTGATACATTTTCTGGAGCAGATCAAACTTCTTTACATCGTGTCGGTAATTTTCCATGTGTGATATGAGTGCGTCACCCAGATGCTCTCTTTTCACTACCTTCAAGTGCTCGATGTGTTTGGTCCAGCGCTTGGGGAAGAACTGAGGTCCTTCTGGTCCCATGCGTAGATCGCTCGAGAAGTACTCGGAGTGGTATATCGACTCACGCTGATGAATCTCCATCTCAACCCCAAGTTCCTTGGATGCGGCCACGTACGCTTCAACTCCTGCTGGCACCGGTTCCTGGTCCACATCATCCCCCCCTACGACGATAGGGAGGTCGATAATTTCCTCGTCTGTCATACCAAGACGGATGCACGCCATGACGTGCACCGCTAGTTGGGCAAACGAATTACCGACAATAGTGACAAACCAGCCACTCTTCATGATCCCCGGTGAAAGAGGTTCATAAGAAGTGCCGTCAGATGTTCG